TAGTTCGCAATTACAATTACGAGCACATAATTCGCACCCATTCTGGCAATCTCCTAAATGAATAGTTGTCATTCTTCTTCCTCCATAGAGTCTTCATAATCATTCATTCCGACACGATAGGCAATAGGATCAACAGCTTTTAGCACCTGGCTAGGTGAGTATTCTAAAGTTCCTATCTTAATGACTTCATAGATATCATCTAGTAGGTCATCATATTCTTCTTCTGTCATTGCTCCTCCTCATTAGTATCTTCTTCCTTGTAGCCATACCAGCTACGCCAGGTTAGCTCCATTCCTGCCACCTATATTCTGGACTAGCCTTAACACGATAAGTTAAGTGCACAATATCGTCAATAGCTTTTAAGTCATTAGGAATAACCCAGAAGCCACTAGGCTTATCCGATCTTGACCAGATAATGCCCGACTTCTTAACCTCTTCCTTTAACCAGGAGATCGAAGCACCCTCGCGAGGAGCTCCAGCTTCTAGCTTCTTCTGTAATTCTTCTGCTCTCTTACTCACTTAGTAGCCTCCTTAAATAGTCTTACAGCTTCCCTCTTAGTGTAAAAATAATACCTATGACACACGCGATAACCTTTAATTATGTCGGAGATTACCCACGCGCCCTCGTAATTCTTCTCAATTATCATATTCCTACCTCCATAGTTTCAATATAGCCAGCGAAACCCACTAATGCAAGAAGCGCGAGCAAGAATAATGCCTCCATTATTAGCGTGCCTCTTTTAGTTAGCTTCCAGCTTCCGATATTTTATTTTGATCATAAACTAGCCTCTATATAGTCCTGGTCATTAAGAGCCAGCGTGGAGAATGCTTCCTCAATAGCTTTATGAAAGGACACATCTTTAGCTTCTGCTAATGGCATAGTCATAATTCCGTCCTGGTTAATTATCTCGACCAGGTAATGACCCTCTTCATACTTAACCAGCACATTAAATTGTGCCTCTAATTCATTGCTCATAGTTCCTCCTCCTATCACTAGCCCTCGCTAGATCCAGGGAGAAGCATTCTAGAATTAAACTAGAATGCGACTCTCCAGCACTAGATAGTTAATTCTTCTGTCTGGCTAATATCGAACACATAGTCCGACTTAAACCCGATCTTCTCCTCTTCTTTAGCATTCTTATACACTAACGGCACAAGAATAAACATTCCAGACTCACCACGCCGAACACATCTTCCTTGCTTCTTCCATTCCATAAACCCAGCGCATATTGTAGCCCCTGGATCTTGAAGCTTTATGAGTAAAGAATTACGCGCCGAATATGGCTCTTCGATATTAGACAACTTAATGACACGCTCTATATCGTCATTCTTCGCAATATATTCCGTAGTTAATGCCACTAATTCCTTGATCCATTCGCGCTTCTGTCGTGCTTCCTCTTCGGTTAATTGCTTCCTCATTAGTCCTCCCTTTTACTTCCATAAACTACACCGATACAGAATGAGCCCACCGATAACACTATGGCAATGGCTAGATAATCGCCCCAATATAACATTATTCTGCCCCCTCTAACCATTCGGCAGGTGCTTCATATTGCTTCCACAATTCGGCAATGTCCACGCCCGACTTCTTCAAGGCTAATTCCACTATCGCCGTCTTCCACGCTTCCTCTTCAATATCCAAATAGTCCTCGCGCCAGAATGCAACATTCACGCGTGCTTCTCGCTTTATGTCTTCAATATCTAGTTCCATTATTCCTCCTTAGAATAATTCTAGCCTAATTCTAGGACTAGAAGAAGAGCCCCAGCGCGTAAGTCTGGGACTAATCTCCAGGCACTAGCCTCTTAATGCGTTCCTGGTATCTCTAATCTTCTGCTCGAAGACTTCATTATCGAAGCGAGGGTTTAAGTCCTTAGCCACTTCCTCAAACTTAAACACAGCGAGCCACACAGCATATGACTCATTACTTTCATCCTTACACTTCGACAATACTTCGCCGAATGCTTCGGCAATTTTAATAAAGTGCTTCTTAGTCATTGCTCTCCCCTTTATATTGCTTCCATAGTTCGGTGTCTTTTACACCCTCGAATAGTTCGGCTAACTCTTCCAGGGCTACGATAACGCCCTTATCGAAGTCATCCATTACATCCTCCTTATGCTCTTCTTGCTCTTATTCTATGAGTGTAATGCCTGGACATTGAAGATGTCAAGGACATTCATAAACTATTTTAATAATCTCCGAAGCTTCGGAATAAATTCCAGAAGTCCCGAAGTTCCTGGAGATCCTAGAAGTAAAGAAGATCTTAAAAGTAGCGAAGATCTAACAACTAGCAGAATGCAATTACCTAATAGCAGAATGCAGGCACTTAATAAAAGAAGCAGGGAGACTACTAACTTCCAGAATGCCCCAGGAGATAGCCTCCTTCCCTCTTATCTCCGCAATATGCACACATAGCAGACATAGCAGGCATACGCGACAAATCGGGCAACCCCAGGTGCTTAAATGCGCTGGGGGCTGTATATGTACACTCTCATTTTAATTTTTGCATATCATTTGGGGGGAGTAAATACTGCTAAGTGATGTGATTTGTGTCACTTTTAACGGCGTGTTGCAAAGTATTTTAACGAACTCGCTCCGTAGGTCGTTTTTGGAAGGGTTATATATAGTGAGGGCTCTTTTAAGAGCCCTGCAAAGTGTGACCCTTTAGGGGTCACTGCAAGCTATGCTACGCCTTGTTACAAGATGGGGCTGGTTGACGTGACGGTGGGTGTATTAGGTGGTTGCCAAAAAAGGTAATTTGAACCATAACAGGATCAATCTTGTTGAAGATAAGATGAAGTTTCTGGAACTGGTTAAGTTGGGGTGGGACCCTTCTGAAGCTATGGTCAGGATCCACAGAAAGTCTGATACTCTTCGTCAATGGATTTTTAGGGACAAAGCTTTTGCTGCCGAATTTGAATCGGCACGCCAAGATGCAAGTAAAGTAAATGTGGACCGTTTAGGCGGCGACAAGTTCAATATAGATTTTTCTACCTTCAGTCAAGAATACCTTGAGTCCCAGGTTTTCCCCCACCACCAATCTTGGGTTGATGTGGTTGAAGGTCGTGAACCTTCCTGGATTGACCCAGCTATGGTTTACGAAAAAGGAAGCCCACGTAGGCTTCTAATTAACGTACCACCTGAACACGCTAAGTCAACTATCTTAACGATTAATTACCCTTTGTACCGTATTGCTATGAACCCTAATGTTCAGGTAGTCATTGTGTCTCAGACTCAAACTAGGGCTAAAGAATTTTTGTACGCAATCAAGCAGAGATTGACCGAACCTCAATGGACTAAAATGCAGACTGTCTATGGACCTGCTGAGGGTTGGAAAGACACTGCTGACCAATGGCGTGATGACCGCATTTATATTAAACGTGAGTCAGAACGAAAAGATCCTACCGTTCAAGCTATCGGTATGGGTCAACAGATTTATGGCACACGTGCCGATCTGATAATCCTAGATGACGTGATAACCACCAGCAACTCCCACGAATGGGAAAAACAACTTAACTGGCTGCAAAAAATGGTTATCACTCGTCTTGGTGCTACTGGTATGTTAATGATTGTTGGCACACGTGTTGCCTCTATTGATTTGTATAAAGAGTTAAGAAACCCAGATCATTGGTCTGGTGGTAAGTCACCGTTTACGTATATGGCTATGCCAGCAGTTTTAGAATTTGCCGATAAACCAGATGATTGGCGTACCCTTTGGGCTAGGTCTGATAGACCTTGGGATGGTGCTGAGGGTGAACTTGCTACCCCTGATGCTGATGGTTTGTACCCTAAATGGAATGGTAAACAATTATTCGAACGGCGCTCGGAAGTAGGGGCGCATACTTGGGCTTTGGTGTATCAGCAACAAGATGTTGAAGAAGATGCCATATTCCCACCTATTCACGTTTATGGGTCAGTTAATAAACAAAGACGTATTGGTTTAATAGATCCTAAAAAAGTAGGACACCCTAAGCTTTCAGATTCTGTGTACACCATTATGGGTCTTGATCCAGCTATGACTGGTAAGACTGGTGCAATAATGTATGCCATAGATCAAAGAACTCAGATGCGTTATGTCTTAGATGTTTTTAATATGGTTGATCCTACCCCAGGTAAGATTCGTGCTTTGATGGAAGACTGGATTGATAGGTATCATCCTAATGAGTTACGTATTGAAATCAATGCTCATCAAAAATCTTATGCTTTAGATGAAGAGTTAAGAATCTGGTTAGGCTCAAAAGGCGTAGCTATGAGAAGTCATTTCACTGGTAAAAACAAATGGGACACTTCCTTTGGTGTTGCTGGTATGAGTGGGCTCTTTGGTACTTCAGAAGATAACAAACACGATGGTAATAACCTTATTGAATTACCATCACACGAAAACAATGAACACGTTAAAGCTTTAATTAACCAACTTATAACTTGGAAAGCTGAAACTAAAAGTCCTACAGATTTAGTTATGGCTTTATGGTTCTGTGAGATTAGAGCAAAAGAAATGCTACAACACGGACAGTACCAAAAAAGTCATTTACACAACAGGTACGCATCCAGAAAATCTCTGGGTCAAAGAGGTTCAGTTAACTTAGATGAATGGGCTTCTGAAAATATTGACACACTTTATGTATAGAGGAATTAAATGTTAAATAACGAGCAGATCGCAATGAAGGTTCACGCTCTTAAACTCAAATATGCTGACCGTGATTCACGTATGGCAGATGTATTAGAGATCAGACGTGGCAATATGGTTAACGTTGCCCCTGAG